TGCTCTTGCCACTATCATGGGCAACATAAAGTCAGAGTCAAACTTTATTCCCAATATTTGTGAAGGTGGTGCAAGAGTTTCATACCATCATTGCTATAGTGGTGGTTATGGATTGATTCAATGGACTTCCAGCAATCGGTATTATGGATTGGGTCAGTTTGCAAAGAAGTACGGATGTAATCCTAGTGAACTTAAATGTCAAACTCGTTATATGATTAACGAACCAACTTTCCAAAAGCATATTCATGAATTTGAAGGTAGTGGTCAAACAGTTAAATGGTATATGACTACTGCATATTATTGGTTGGGATGGGGTATTAAGGGGTATCGAGAGCAATATGCTTATAACTATATAAAGAAATTTGTTTTATCTTGAAATGGAACTATTTAAAAAACTCATCGAAAAAATTAATCCTTTAGAATCTTCTGTCAAAGAGGTTACCTCTAGTCATTTTAGTCATGGATATAGTCCATATAATGGAGTCAAATCTGTTTCGAGTGAAACGATTTTAAAAAATAACCATTACATTGCCGTTCCTGCTCCAGATATTCTTCCATATGATCCTTGGTTTGATCCACCTATTAAAACGGAAAAACAAATTATTATTGAGAAAAAAAAGTTAGAAGCAAAGAAACAGCAAGAACAAGTTGAATCTACTATGAAGCAATCAAAAGAACCAAAGAATATTCATGATGTTCTATATAAAAAAGCAGCAGCACACATGAAAAACTCCTGGCAAGAAAATCTTGGTGGTTCTGAAAACTTTCATCAAGGTCCTGGTGGTTGGACATCTGGCACTGGTATTAATCAATTTCGTTGAGTTTTTATGAAAAAATTTATTGTCACTTTTTTGACTGCATTTGCTTTTGCTACTCCCGCACTTGCTGACCCAGAAGTAAAAGGTTGGAATAGTTATGACGCAATGGGTTGTATGCTTTTACGAGAATGCACCGATGAAGTCAAACAAGTCAAAGATATTGAAGATCTTTCCACGAGGTATCCAGATAGCGATTTTAGTTCTATTGCTTATGAGTTTAATGAGATGCTATCTGCTCTTAGAGAAATCGGAGTTAAAGTTTTTCTAGCAAGTGAAAAATATTTTCCTCCACAGCATCGTGGGGTATATCACACAGTTGGAAATAACTTCTTTCTGAATGAAGACTATATGCACAAACCTCATCAGTTGATGAGCGTCATGAGGCACGAAGGATGGCACGCTGCTCAAGATTGTATGGCAGGAACAATTCATAATAACTTTATTGCTATCATTCATAATGAAGATGAGATTCCTCAATATTGGCGCGATATTGCTAAAGATACTTATCCAAAACATTCTCTTCCTTGGGAACAAGAAGCAATGTGGGCTGGTCATACTGAAAACATGACCATGAATGCTCTTATGGTATGTGCCAAACAACCAATGTGGAAAGTTTATCCTCCAACTCCTCTTACCAAGAAATATTTAATTGATGAGGGGTTTATTGATAAATAAAAGAGCCTCACTCTTTTCAAATGACAGATTCAAACCTGAAGCAAAAAGAGGATGCCAATAAGAAAGATAAGTTTGATTGGGCAGATGAAGGTTTATCTGCCCTTGTGCGTGTTGTTATTCTATCGTGGTCTGCAGCAATTCTTACACTTAATTATGTAACTATTCCTGGTGTTCCTCAAAAAAACATAGACCCAACTTTTATTGCTAGCGTCTTTACTGGAACTTTAGCTACATTTGGAGTTCAACCGGCAAAGAAAAAAGATGAAGAAGTTGTTAAAAAAGAGGAAGATAAAAAAGAAAAAGTTCAATAGTGATTGATCATGATATGGGAATCAAAAGTGTCTGAGAAAATTGAACTAGAAATACCAACAACAACGCCAACAAAGCAATCACCAATTAAGATTGCTTTGTTGGCATTAGGTATGATTGTTGGTATTTCTCATATTGGTCTTCTCGGATATGTTCTTAAAGATAATAATTCAAAAGTAAATCAAGTTCCTGTTATTAATATTCCTCGCGGACCATATTCATCTTATAAAATCAAAGCAAATAAAGATGGATATGAAATTGAATATCGTGCAGATGATCCTAAGATTTTAGAATCTGAAAGATCTCTTGATGTCGATAGAAATAAAAAAGGATGGTTTGGCGGATCATCTGAAAAAAGGAATGAATATCGTCGTGATCAATATACAAGAGAAGGCACCAGAAATACAGGAGGTGCCGCAACAGACGGTGAGGGAAAGACTTTTGCCAAAAGCGAAGAGTGCATCAGGGCGGACGCTGGAGCACGGTCACAAGGTGCGATGGCAGGTAGTGCAATTGCTGCTGGCGCAATTGTTCCTGCTGTTGTTAACATTCCCTACGTTGGTTGGTTAGTAGGTGGTTGGGCATTATTACTTGGTCAAAAAGTAGGTTCTGATGTTGGATCTGAAGTTGGATCTGTCTTTAATGATTGTTAGTGATGCTTACCTTTATAAACTATGTCACTGCATTCTGGTCAGTGGTTGTAATAAATTGCATTAACACCGTGAATTTTAAATATTGTTTACCAGTTAATGAATGGTTATTTCCTGAGATTCAGTATTTGATTAAACTTAAAACAGGTGAAATAGTTCCATATCAAGAAGAAAAAGATTACCTTAAAAAGATAAATGAATGATCCAGTTTGGAGTATTTTTATTGCGATGATCCTACTCCTTTCTGGAACGGGATATTACATATATACTATTATGTTTTTAGCATATCAGGAACTAAAAGAAGATGGCCAAGTCCGCGAACAAGGGCAAGAAGGGATCTGCGAACAACAAGGCGCAGAACCAGGGCAATGCAACGGCAAAGAAAGCTAAGAATGGAGGAAAGAAAAAGTAATATATACTTTGTATGGCATATGATAAAAATGAAATACCTGTTGATTCCAATTCTTATTTTGAGTACGACGGCAGTTTATGCTCAAAATAAGAAGTTGGAGATATTCAATCAGGCACTAGAAAATTTAAAATTATATCGGTTGGAGCAAACAATGACTCCTCCCGAAGATGCCTTAGATCAAGCATTAGCGGAGTTCAATTATGGGCATTATGGTTCCACCGAGTCGGAAGAGTTGTTACAACTTCCGAGTAGTAGAGATTAATCGTGTCGTCGATGGTGATACTATTGATGTTACTATTGATCTCGGTTTTGATTTATACAAGAAAGAAAGAGTTAGAGTTGCAGGAGTTGATACGCCTGAGAAGAGAACAAAGGATGAGGAAGAGAAGGCATTAGGATATGATGCCACTCATTGGCTTGAAGAAAAACTTGAAAGCGCAATTGCCGGTGAAGATGATCTTGTCATCCGCACTGAACTTGTTGGTGGTGTGGGCAAGTATGGTCGTCTTCTTGGATGGTTATATATTGGTGACGCAACTGTTTCACTTAATGAGCAAATGATTGCTGAAGGACTAGCGTGGGAATACGATGGGGGGACAAAGAAAAAGAACTTTGAAGAACTGAAAGAAATTCGTCGTGCTCATGGCACTTTAGTGGTATGATTTCTACTCTTTATGTTCTTTTTTTAATCGTTTTAATTACTCTTGGTATGAATGCTATTGGAAATAAAAATAGCATTAATAGGGATTAATAAAAATGCAAAAAATTTTTAATTTTATGGCTTTTACATCCTTTTTGGTTAGTGCTGCTATTGCTGCAGGAGGATTTTGGTTGTATAAAAATAAAGATGTAATGATTGAAGAGACGAGGCAAAAGGTTGTTAAGGAAATTTCAGATTCTCTTCCTGGAATTGTTCAAGAATTAATGCCAAAAGTTCCTGAAATGCCATCGGCAACCGGTGGAGTTATTCCCGAAACAAAAACTAACATTCCACCTGTAACTGGCGGAGTTGTGCCTTTTTAATGTTAAATAGTTAAAGAATTATTGGTATTATGGTTAAAAGAAAAAAAGATATGGCAAAGGAAGAGGCAACAAAAACCTTTGCCCTATATGTATTTTTCCATTCCATATGGACATCAGTTTTTAATTTCTTTGAAAGTTAATGATTGAAATTCGTGAAATTCGGATAAGGGAAATTAATGTTCCTCCAGTTCCTGAATGGTTGATGTCTCCACCTACGGCAATACCTGCTGCTGCACCAGTGACATTTCAGGTTGGTGTTCCTATTATAGATATGCCAGGATGTGTTCAGTCACATAATTCTGGAAACGGTAATAAGGAGCTTCAAAAAGATGACCCGAATGGACTTGTTACGCATTGTGACGCTAGTATCCCCTTTTATACTCCTATGGATTTTGAACCAGAAAGGGTGATACCAACAAAACCTGCGGTAGTTCCAAAGTATGATAAACCCGAAACAAAAACTCCCGAAATTCCGTTAGAAGTTCTTCCTGCCCAACCACAAACAGTTCAGATAAAAGAACCTGTTATAGAAGTTCCTGAACCTAAACCAGAAATACCTTGGCAAGAAAAATATTTACCGGCACCAGAAGCGGCAACAACGACTGCTACGATTGCTGTGATTGCGACTACATCTGCGCTTCTGGCAAAACCACTTGCCGATATTTTATTAAAAGTTATTAAACCAACAGTTAAGAAGGTTATTACAAAGATCGCAAAGATAAGAGGAAAGAAACCTAAGATTTTGTCTTTGGCAGAGCGTCGAGAGGAGCAGCGGGACCGGACACAGGCAATTCGCGCTTTGAGGAAGGCACTGAAGCCGAAGGGATAGAATGTCTGTGTGGTGGAATCACTCCTCCAGGATTAGTTACGATAACATCAGAACATATCTTTGCATATTCACTTTTCGGATGAAAGTAAATACCTGCCTTCATTAGTTCGCCACAATTTTTAAGTCTGGCAATCTCAAAATCCAATCTCTTATTGGCAAGCATTTGTTGTTGTAATGCCGTATGAGTATCTGCTGCTTTTTTACAACGTGCCTGTAATCCACCATCAAGAGGAATTGAGAGCGTTGCCGAAATGCCCAGAGAAGTATTGTGATTATTCTTCTGCCCAGTTCTGATTGGAACTCTATACAAGACGCTTCCTGGGTTATCTGGTGCCCCATCTTCGTTCATGTCTCTCATATCATAGACATTATCCCAATAGTAATCTTCGTATGGGGTTTGTCTTGAGAGTGCTCCTGTTATGAATGGCGTAAAATTGAGGGTAGGTCCCTGACACTGGATTCCACCACCATACGTGTTCGTGATGTATGGTCCTTGTAGCACCTGAATCGCCTGGTTGGTAACGCTACCCGAGCTGTTAGCAATAGGAGAAGCGGTGGCGCTAACGCCACCAACAGTCTCAGCCAATACCTTTTGTGAGAGAATGGAGGATACAATAAGTGCTCCTGTTACTATACGACTTACTGTTGAAATATACTTGTTGTGTCTGTAATGCTTGTCACTTCTGTGACTCTTTGAATAATCGTTTGATTCGACATTCCTGGACCAGAATACGTTTCTGTAAACTGGAATGCTGCTCCTGGGTTTGTCTGTACGAATTGTGGTTTGCTTGTTACTCCAGTCCATGATGATGTCACTCCATCAATAGTTACGCTTATTGCCCCAGTTCCTGGGGATAAATTTCCATTTGCCGTGATTCCACTTCCAGTTACAGAATATTGATACCCAGTGCTGTAATCAATTGAGTTGATTGTTTCTGTAACTTTGGATGTGGTTTCTGTGTGGCTGGTCATCGCTCCTTGTGTAAAGTTAGGAACTACTGGAACTGCCTTTGCAACAGGTACAAGTAGTCCGTGCAGAACACCAAGAACCAACCCAAGACCGATTGCTTCTTGTAATCTATCCATATTTATTGTCAGTCGATTACAGTGATTTCTGAAACAAATTGTCCTACCGCACTTGAACCTGGACCACCTGCTGTTACGGTAAGAACTCCTGCCGAAGTTACTGTACCGGCAAGAGCACCAGCAGTTCCTGCAGTATAAGAAGTTACGCTTCCAAAGTTGGGAACATCACCGACAGTGGGAGCAGCAGCAGGAATTGCATCGCCCTGAGTATAAGATTGACTAAATGAGAATGCGGCACCAGGAGTATCTTGAGTTGCAGCAATCGTTCCTGGAGCATAGATGCCAGATGTAATTGTTCCGGCAGAAACTGTATTAACAGTTGTTCCGTCAGTAGTATCTACATTACTACCAGAAATACTGAATGATGAACCAACTCTTGTTGCTGTCGATCTAGCAGCATCAACGGTTAATTGAACGCTAGAAGCATGTTTGGTGACAAGACCACCCGCATATGCTGGAGAAGTAAATAACAATAATCCAAGTAATATTAGGGTTTTCTTCATAGAACTAAGCACGGATCTTACCTTTATTTAGTTGATAGATGTATGATATAAATAAAATCAAATTACAAAAATTTGAAAATAGTAATGACTGAACAACAACAACATCTATCTAGTTTGCTACAACAAGCACGATCTTTACAGAATGAGTTGGATAATCTTCAAAGTGCTACTGCATCTAAAAGAGAAGTATTTTGGAAAATTCAAGGTGCAATTGAATATCTCACACAAACAGGTGTAACACTTCCAGAACCTACAGCGCCAGAAGAGGCAGTAGAAGAAGCACCTGCAGAAGAGGCTTGACTCCCTGACTAAGACGGTTTATAATATCTGAGTCGAGAGGGGAACCGAACGGAACTTCGTTCTGAGCAACTCCTTTGGAGTTGTCTGGACCCCTCTTTACCCTTGACTCAATAGCTCAGTGGATTAGAGCAACTCTCTTCTAAAGAGTCGGTCGTAGGTTCGAATCCTACTTGAGTCGTTGGGTAAACTTACCCATACTTTTCGTTTCTTTTGATTATGCCAGATCCAAGGGATTCAAATTTGCCTGAACCTCTGCAGCATGTAGAGAATGATTGGCATAAGTATCGTCATGGTGGTCTTGAAGTCAAGTCTGTGAATATTCTCCGACTCATTAGTGAGTTAGAGGGTTCTTACCAATTGTGTAAGTATATGGCATTTGATGACGACATGGAGATTCTTGAAGAAATGAAATCGAGATACTATAAAATGTATTTCAGACTTTCCAAGCAAGAAAAATCCTTGCTTGACTGAGTATTCCCGTTTAGCTCAGTTGGTAGTAGCGTTTGACTGTTAATCAAAATGTCGCTGGTTCGAGCCCAGCAACGGGAGTTATCGGTATAAATAAAAAAAGTTATACCGATAATAATGGCAAAGATAGAAACCAGAACTTACGCCGAAAGAAAAGCAAAAGATCCTGAATGGGCGAAAAAAATGTCTGAAAGGACATCTGCGACCAGAAGGAAGAATGTAGCGATTCTAAAAGAGGAAGCAGGAAACTGTTGCTCTCGGTGTGGTTATGATAAATGTCTTGCCGCATTAGAATTTCATCATACTGACCCAACTGCAAAGGAAGGTGGTATAATAGGTTCTACTGCTTCTCTTGCTAAACAACGAGCAGAAGCAGAAAAGTGTATTCTCGTTTGTGCTAACTGCCATAGAGAAATACACAACCCGCCCCTGTAGCACAACGGTAGTGCATCTCACTTGTAATGAGAAGGTTGCTGGTTCGAATCCAGTCAGTGGCTTGACAAGATTACAATCTTGTCTTATAATCCCTTCCGTGTGAAAGATGCGTTGAGGAGAGAAATCTCCTCGCCCCTTTGCGAAATTGGTGTAGTGGTAACATCCCATCCTTCCAAGTTGGTGTCACGGGTTCGAATCCCGTATTTCGCTTTCGGGAAACCGAATCTCCCGAAACTGTATAAATAATAGACCTTTTGTTTATTTTTGTAACGAAAGGCAACACAGAACCAAGTCGAGGTTCTTAACATCTGTGGGTAACCATTCCACAAGTAAAAAACGAGGTATCTAAAATGATTAAATCTGTAATCGCAGCTGCTGCTGCAACTCCTTTCCTGGCTTCTGCTGCCCTTGCAGGTCCTTATGTTAATGTCGAAACCAACGCTGGTTGGTCCGGTGCTGACTATGGCGGTGCTGCAACTGATCTGCATCTTGGTTTTGAAGGTAGCGAAGGCGTTCTGGGTTATTACATCCAGGGCGGTCCTGCTTTCCTGACTCCTGATGGTGGCGATAGCGAAACCGTCTTCACCGGTAAGGTAGGCGCTTCTGTTGCCGCTACCCAGAACCTGGGTGTATATGGCGAGTTCTCCATGGC